CCCCCTCCATATTTTCCCCGGAGGGATATTTGGAAAGCCAATTGGGGACTAGGTTCTAGGGCTCACAGGAAGTTTCTCGTGTGCTCCTTTCTTCCTGCTGGTCTCGCTCACAACGGGCCCTAGAATCTAGCCCTCAATTGGCCCCAAACGCCCTCTATCTAAGGAGCAACTATGGGTAAAAGGGCCGCAACACCCTCTAAACCCGCCCGAACTGTGGAACAACGAGAGGCGCAGATGATCAATCTCGCGCTTGAGCTCGCTGAGAAGCAGCTTCGGGAGGGTACAGCACCGGCAACCACGGTGAACCACTACCTCAAGCTTGCCTCCACAAGAGAACAGCTGGAGGTAGAGAAGCTGAGGAACGAAACAGCACTCCTCGAGGCGAAGAAGACGGCGCTCGTCAGCGCTGAGCAAGCCGAGAAGATTGCCAAAGAAGCCATCGAAGCCTTCCGTACATACTCTGGAGCGGGAGATGTTACGAACGTATACTGAACTGGCGCGCCTCGAGACCTTTGAGGAGCGGTTTGACTACCTGGCTCTCACCGGGCAAGTCGGTACAGCCACGTTTGGCTTCGATCGTTACCTGAACCAACGATTCTACACCTCTACGGAGTGGAAGAAGGTCAGGAACTTTGTTCTGGCTCGAGATGAAGCCTGTGACCTCGGGATCGAGGGACTCGATATCAGATACATGCCGCTAATCCATCACATGAATCCGATTCAACCCAAAGATCTCGAGGAATTCAATCCAGACATCCTCGAGCCAGAGTTTCTCATCACGACAACCAAGAATACCCACAACGCGATACACTTCGGAGACCGATCGAGGTTGACACCACGAGTTGTTGAGCGTCGACCGAATGATCAAGCTCCCTGGAGGATCTAATGGGAACCATTCTTGAAGACACTAAGAAGGCAATCGGCATTATGCCGGGATATAATGTCTTCGACGACCAGATCCTCATGCATATCAACACTGCACGGATGGATCTCGCACAATTGGGGCCAAAATGCGATGTCCCGATTGAGAAAGATACGGCCTGGACCGTCTTCGACCAGATCGACGACGAAGCGGCAATCAAGTCCTACATCGCCATGAAGGTTAAGCTGTTCTTCGACCCACCGGGGAACTCCTTCTTGGTATCGGCATACCAGAAGCTGATCGAGGAGGCAGCATGGCGACTGATTTATCAGACCGAGGGGAAGCAGAGGTAGAAGACCTCGTCCACCACGGTGTAAAAGGCCAGAAATGGGGAGTCATTCGTAAGAAGGCTAGCGCTGGTCGGAAGGCCACCATCAAGGCTATCCAGAAGAGCGGGCGATTCACCGCCAACGCAACTAAGACCACCATCAAGACCGCTCGAACCGGGGCGGCTAAGGTACAGAAGGCTAAACAGGCCCATGACCAGCGAGTCGCCGGAAAGAAGCAGGCAAAGGCCGACGCCAAGGCCCGCAAGAAGTTCGCAAACCGCGGATACAAGAAGATCAGCGACTCCGAGCTTCAGTCCCGAATTAAGCGGCTGGAGCAAGAGAAACGCTATCGGGAGCTCAAGGCCGATCGCCACCTGGTTCGAGGTCGTGAAGTCACTCGATCGATCCTCGAGAACTCTCTGACTAAGGCTGGTACCTATGCCGGTACGAAGCTCATGAAATCTGCGTTTGACAACGCATTTGAGGGTGCTACTGGCGGTAAGGCAGGTAAGAAGTCTGCGGCTGAGACGCTCAAGAAGGCTGCTGAGAAGGCGAAGGAAGCTGCAGAGGCAGCGTCTGTCGTCGCCGAGGAAGCCAAGAGCGAAGCTCGATCTGTCGGCGGTCCGGCCCTCAAGAAGGCTAAGACCCCTAAGCAGATCGAGAAGCCGAAGTCGTATAAACAGACTAAGCCCTCACCCAAGAAGAAGCGATACCCGCGCAATCCTGGGAGCACAGCTAAGTAATGCTCTCGAACACCGCAGTACCAAAATACTACGGGCAGTTTCGTGATGCAGTCATCCGAGGCGAGATTCCGGTGTGCGAAGAGATCTCATGCGAGATGAATCGTATCGATGCTCTGATTGCAAATCCGGAATACTACTACGACGACAAGGCTGTAGAGGGCTTCATCGCTTACTGCGAGAATGAGCTCACGCTGTCCGACGGAGCCGACCTCCATTTGCTCGACAGCTTCAAGCTCTGGGCCGAACAGCTCCTTGGCTGGTACTACTTCGAGGATCGCCAGGTATTCGTCCCGTATGAGGACGGAGTCGGCGGTCGATACGAGACCAAAACAGTAAAGAAGCGCCTAACAATCAAGCAGTATCTGATCGTTGCTCGTGGAGCAGCGAAGTCGATGTATATGTCGCTCATCCAGAACTACTTCATGGTGATTGACACTACTACGACACATCAGATCGCTACGGCTCCGACCATGAAGCAGGCTGAAGAGGTGATGGGTCCATTCAGGACCGCTATCACCCGAGCCAGAGGTCCGCTGTACAAGTTCCTGACTGAGGGATCCATTCAAAATACAACTGGTGCGAGGGCTAACCGCCAGAAGCTGGTCGCTACGAAGAAAGGTGTGGAGAACTTCCTCACCGGATCCCTTCTTGAGGTACGCCCCATGTCCATCGACAAGCTTCAGGGTCTTCGACCCAAGGTTTGCACGGTGGATGAGTGGCTTTCTGGCGACATCCGTGAGGACGTTGTCGGTGCTCTCGAGCAGGGCGCCTCGAAAATCGATGACCCTGTCATTCTGGCCGTCTCATCCGAGGGAACCATCCGCAATGCGGTGGGCGACACCATGAAGATGGAGTTGCTCAAAATACTGAAGGGCGAATACATCGCCCCTCACATCTCAATTTTCTACTACCGACTTGACGACATCAAGGAAGTAGCAGATCCTGCTATGTGGGTCAAAGCACAGCCCAACATTGGTATCACTGTGAGCTACGATCGCTACCAGCAGGACGTCGAGCGAATGGAACAAGCTCCAGCTGCTCGAAACGACATCCTCGCCAAGAGGTTTGGAATCCCCATGGAGGGATACACCTACTTCTTCACCTACGAGGAGACGATCCCGCACAGGAAGAATACCTTCTGGAACATGCAGTGCGCTATGGGCGCCGACTTGTCTCAGGGTGATGACTTCTGTGCGTTCACTTTCCTATTCCCACTGAGGAATCAGGCTTTCGGCGTAAAGACGCTGGCATACATCTCCGAGCTGACGCTCATGAAGTTGCCCGGTGCTTTGCGTCAGAAGTATGATGAGTTCATCCAAGAAGGAAGCCTCCGAGTTATGGAGGGCACCGTCCTGGATATGATGGAGGTCTACGAAGATCTAGACCAGTACATCGACGAACAGAAGTACGACGTCTCGGCGTTTGGGTTTGACCCGTACAATGCCAAGGAGTTCGTAACCCGGTGGGAACAGGAGAACGGACCGTACGGTATCGAGAAGGTAATCCAGGGTGCTAGAACCGAATCGGTTCCTCTTGGGGAGCTGAAGAAGCTGGCCTCGGAGCGCCTCCTCATCTTTGACCAGGAACTCATGTCCTTTACTATGGGGAACTGCGTGACTCTCGAGGATACCAACGGAAACCGGAAGCTACTGAAGAAGCGCTCGGAAGAGAAGATCGATTCAGTGGCTGCTCTGATGGATGCCTTCGTGGCATACAAGATCAACAAGGAGGCATTCGAATGAGCGAGGAGGTGAAATGGGTCTTAGTGATCGACTAGCTCACGCATGGAATGCGTTTTCAAAATCCCCGGACAAGAAGAACTTCACACCGGAGTACGGTTCATGGACATTCGGTAATCCAAACCTGAATTACCGCCCTGTCGTTGGCGACCAGACAATCGTCACGAGTATCTATAACCAGATTGCTATCGATGTATCGAATGTTCCTATTCGACACGTCAAGACTGACGATAATGGCAACCTCAAGAGCTACTACCGTAGCTACCTTGATGACTGCCTGTCTCTGAGCGCTAACATTGACCAGACCGGTCAGGGGTTCTTCCAGGATTTGGTACTCACGCTCTTCGAAGAGGGCGCTGTAGCGATCGTTCCGGTAGACACAGATGTCAGCCCCGACCTAACTCAGGGCTACGACATCAAATCTATGCGAGTCGGCACAATCCTGAACTGGTATCCTCGCCACGTTCGAGTCGAGGTCTACAACGACCAGACTGGACAGCGAGAACAGCTGACTCTAGAGAAGGAGTTTGTTGCCGTCGTACAGAACCCTCTGTACAGCGTGATGAATGCTCCGAACTCGACGCTGCAGCGACTGACGCAGAAGCTCCACTTGTTGGATGCCATCGATAAGCAGTCTGGATCGGGTAAGCTGGACATCATCATTCAGCTCCCGTACGTCGTCAAGACTGAGCTGAAGAAGCAGCAGGCCGAGGCACGTCGAAAGGCGATTGAGGAACAGCTCGCTGGGTCGCAGTACGGTATCGCTTACACCGATGGTGCAGAGCGAATCACTCAGCTGAACCGACCTTCCGAGAATAACCTCATGAGTCAGATTCAGTGGCTCACCACCCAGCTGTACAACCAGCTTGGAATGACTGAGGATGTCTTCACCGGCAAGGCCGATGCTCGACAGATGCTGAACTACCAGAACCGAACGGTTCGTCCAGTTCTGAAGGCGATCACGGACGCCATCACCAGGACTTTCCTCACCA